CGCCGGAATTCGTGCCGCACGACAAGTTCGAGATGACCAAGACCGGCAACATCATCCGTGCCGGAATCGAGTTCAACCCGGCTGGCAAGCGCGTGGCTTATTGGATGTACCGCTCGCACCCGCGTGATGCGTCATCGCTCAACAGCGGCTACAACCAACTGGTGCGCGTACCGGTCAGCCAGGTTCTGCACATCTTCGAACCGCTGGAACCGGGACAGTTGCGCGGCGTACCGCGCATGTCTCCGGTGCTCAAGCGCCTGCGCAGTCTCGATAACTACGACGATGCGGTGCTGTTCCGGCAGGAGGTCTCCAATCTGTTCGCCGGCTTCATCAAGCGCCCGTCGCCGGACATGGGACAGGCGCCGCGTGATCCCGTCACGGGTCAACTGATCACTGCTGACCGCGACGGCTTCACACCGATGGTGGCACTCGAACCCGGCACGATGCAGGAGCTGGGCGCAGGTGAGGAGGTCGAGTTCTCCAAACCACCGGACGCCGGCAACAACTATCCGGACTTCATGCGTCAGCAACTGATGGCAGCGGCAGCGGGGACCGACACCCCCTACGAGATCCTCACCGGCGACATGAAAGGCATCAACGACCGTGCGCTGCGCGTCGTGCTCAACGAGTTCCGGCGCCGTCTCGAACAACTGCAGTTCAACGTCTACATCCACCAGCTTTGCCGGCCGGTCCGAGCTGCTTGGCTGGACATGGCGGTATTGAGCGGTGTGATCGCGTTGCCGGACTACGCCAAGCGTCGTCGCGAATTTCTGCGCACCCGCTGGGTGCCACAGGGCTGGGCCTACATCCAGCCTGTGCAGGACGTGCAGGCGCGAATGCTTGAGGTCAATGCCGGGTTCGGTTCGCGCAGTGAGATGTGTCTGCGCACCGGTTACGACTCCGAAACGGTCGACGCGGAAAACGCCGCCGACGCTCAACGTGCCCGCGACTTGGGCCTCAATTACCGAACGCTCGTCGAGATTGATACTGAACACGACGACCAGGAGAAACCATGAAACTGCTTTCACCCTTGCAGATCTTCAACAAGCTGGAAGGTCAGCCACCGATCAAGGATCAGCACTGGTACAGCCTCCAGGCCAGCGGCGAAGCCGAGCAACGCATCATCGAGATCTACGTCTATGGCGAGATCGGCGCATGGGGCATCACCGCCAATCAGTTTGTGCGTGACCTCGCCGCGCTGGACGACGGCGTGTCGCCGGTCGTTGCGGCCTTCAACAGCATCGGCGGTGACCTGTTCGACGGCTTGGCCATTCACAACGCCTTGTCGCGTTTGGGTGAGCGTTGCACCGGCCGGGTCGATGCCCTGGCCGCCAGTGCAGCGAGTGTCGCGGTCTGCGGCGCGCACCGGGTTGTTGTCGCTGAAAACGCCATGTTGATGATCCATAACCCGTGGACATTCGCCTCGGGCGATGCCGAGGATTTGCGCAAGGTCGCCGCTGCGCTCGACCAGGCGCTTGAGGTCATCATTGCAGCCTACAAGGCCAAGGCACCGGACATCGACGAGGTTGAGCTGCGGCGATTGGTGAATGCCGAGACCTGGCTGACGGCTCGCGAAGCGGTTGCCCTGGGGCTGGCCGACGAGGTCGGCGATGGCGTGAAGGTCAAGGCGTGTCTGGGGCAGGGCGGTGTGATGCAGAAATATCAGCACACGCCCAAGGCGCTGCTGGATCAGCTGACCGAACCCACGAAGCCGACCGAGCCGGTGATCAACAAGCCTGAACCACCAGCGCCTGGTGCGGATGCGGCAGCGCTGGCTCTGCTGATCACCCAGTCCTGCAACCAAGGCGGAATGAGCAACCTGATCGAACCACTGCTTGCCACTACCAAGCTGGTAGATGAAGTGACCGTGAAAGCCGCGATCTCCCAGGCCAAGTCGGTCCGCGATCTTTGCGTGGCCGCCCGGCTGCCAGAGTTTGCGGTGGAGTTTGTGCAGGCCGGGCTGGATACCAGCTCCGTGCGCAGTCGCTTGTTCGACAAACTGGTGGGCAGCGGCAAGGGCTTCGAGATCGACAACAGCCTGCCGCAGAACGAAGACTTGCCTGCCAAGGTTCAAGCTAAACAACCCGATCCGCCCTCGATCTGGGCTGCGCGTCAGGCCGCACAAACTCAAGCCACTAAAGGAGCAAGACCATGACTATAAAACGCGAACCGATGCATGCAGGTGAATTCCTGCTGTCCGAGGGCGCCGGAACCATCTCGCGAGAGGCCATCAACGTCGCTGCGGGACACGCACTGGAGCCGGGTCAGATCCTCGGCCTGGTGACTGCGAGCAGTGAGTTTGCTCCGTACAACCCGACCGCCGAAGACGGCACGGAAAACGCCATCGCCATTCTCTACGGCCCGCTCGGTGAGTCGGATGTTGTTCGTCGCGGGCGCGCCGTGGTGCGGTTGGCCGAAGTCAGCGAAGCACACCTGACCGGCCTGGATCTGGCGGCCGAGAAAGCACTCGCCACTCATTTCGTGATCGTCCGCTAAACCGATCCTTCTTTTTATATGCATCCCGCCGCGTGCGGGATTTTTCGTTTCTGGAGAGTACCCATGGCCGATATCGCCATTTTTGACGACGAAGCATTCAGCGTCGATTCGCTGACCGCTGCACTCAACGATCAGCCTTACTTGCCCGGGCGCATCAGCGCGTTGGGACTGTTTCGCGAGGAAGGCATCACCACCCTGACCGTTCAGATTGAAAAGGACGGCGATACCCTGGCCCTGGTGCCGGCTGGTGAGCGAGGCACCTCCGGTCTGGTGGTTGCAGGCAGCAAGCGCACCCTGATCCCGTTCAACACCGTGCACCTGCCGGAGCGCTTCACGATCAAGGCCGACGAGATCCAAGGCATCCGTGCCTTCGGTACTCGTACTGAGTTGCAGGCGGTGCAGGACGTGGTCAATGCACGTCTGGCCAAGGCACGGCGCCAGTTGGACGCCACGCACGAATTCCAGCGCATGGGTGCATTGAATGGCCAGATCCTTGATGCCGATGGGAAGACCGTACTGCTGGACCTCTATGACCGCTTCGGTGTGGATCGCCAGAAACTGTCCATGGGCTTGGCAGATTCGAGCACTGAACTGCGGGTCAAGTGCGGTGAAGCCCTGGACATGCAGGAAGACGCGCTCGGCAGCGTGACCAGCACCGGCTCCCGTGCCTTCTGCGGCAAGAACTTCTGGAACAAGCTGATCGTTCACAAGTCGGTCAAGGAGACCTACCTCAACAGCCAGCAGGCAGCAGCCCTGCGCGGTGATGCTCGTGAGAGCTTCGAGTTCGGCGGCATCATCTGGGAACGCTACCGTGGCAAGGTGGCCGGTGTATCGTTCGTGCACGACGACAAGGCGCTGCTGATTCCCGAAGGCGTGCCCGACCTTTACATCTCGGTGTTCGCACCGGCTGACTACATGGAAACGGTCAACACCCAAGGCATTCCGTACTACAGCATGATCGAGCCGTTGCCGTTCAAAAAAGGTATGGCTGGTGAAGCCCAATCTAACCCGCTGCACCTTTGCACGCGGCCACGTGCGCAGATTCTCTTGGAACTCTGACCATGTCCTTCCGCGAATTGCTGGAAGACGTAGACGACACGGTGTTCGAAACCCTCGGCGACACGGCTCGGATTGAGGGCTACGACGAGCCGGTGCTGGGCATGTTCGCTGCACCGTGGTTGCAACCCAAGATGGGCAATACCAGGACGGCGTTGCGTGAGCCAAAGTTCGAGATTCGTGTCCGCGATTCGCATGGGTTGAAAAAAGGACTGTTGGTCAGCGTGGAGTTGCCGGCGTTGGACGGCGGTGGAGACTACGACCTGCTGCAGCTGGAGCCGGGCGGTGACGGTCTGGTTGCCTTGATTCTGAGGAAACGCCCATGAGCGTCGGCAGCTACTTCAAACCCTCGGCTGGTGGCGGGATGATCTCGCTGCAAACCTCGGCGGCAGACCTGAAAGCCTTTCAGGATTTCGCCGCCGTGCTGCCAAAGGAAGCGGCCAACGCTCAGCGCCGAGCGATCAACAAAACCTTGCGCTGGCTTGCCACACACATCGCCCGCACCGTCGGCAGGCAGGAACGCATTGCGGTCGCTGCTGTGCGTCAGCGACTGCGGGCCTATCCGGTCAGCGGTGGGGCGAACAGCGGCAAATTGTGGTTCGGCCTCAATGCCATGGAGGCCAGTCGCATTGGTCGCCCTCGGCAGAGTCGGTCCGGTGTGTCCGTGGCCGGTCGACGCTTTCAGGGCGCGTTCTTCAAGAAGGTCTACGGCAACAGCGCGGACGTCTGGATCCGCACAGCGAGCAAGCATTTCGACGCCAGTGACTACCCCGACA